CAGTAATTCATAGTGGCTAACGTCTCAATCGTGTAAAAATTGACTTCGTGCATTATTCTTCTATTCATAATGGGACGCCACTCGTGAGCAAAAGCGGGATTCCTGTACGTAGTCTCTCTGTCATCGTTGATTATCCCCGTAGCTGTAACTAAACTAACCACTGAGTCCGGGGAAAGACAGTAATGTGTAATCTCAGTTATTTGGATTGCAGAATTCCACCCACTAGCAAAGAAGGGATCACACACGTTACCCCAGTAGTCGTCGTACACGTTGTGGATGTAGGTGAACTCAAGTTGAGTTGCAGTTCCCGCTCCAGCTATTACACGTTGGTACATTAGAATCACTTGGTTGTGGTAATGCTGAATCTTAAAGAATGTTCCCACGTCTGTACTATTAGTGTTCACGCCGTTTATTCTAGTTAACGTGGGTTTATTACCAAAGCTCTCGAATCTGTAGATGGCCAGCGAGATGATGCCCGTAGCTCTGTTAACCTCTTCCGCAGCTACGTAGTTACCACTGATTCCTCTAATTGCTACTGTTTGCTCATCTGTGTCCATGTCGATGTTGAACAACTTCCATCCATTTTCGGAGTACACTTGATTTTCTGCAGCGACGTAGATCCTCTTTGCTGAGATTGCTACCCAGAAATTGTTGATGTGGCCAACCCCATTATCTGAGACTACTTCTATGTTTTGGTACCAAAAATTAGGAATAATAGCGGGGTACACTCTATCCCCTTCGTAAGTGGGATTGACTAACTCACCCCAAAGGACCTCTCTACTACTTAAGTCGGGTAACTCGTAAGGTGTTTCCGTGTACATCTTAATGGCAATCGTCTTATCGTACGTCTTATTGTAGAGAGTGAACTCGTAGATAAAACAGTTGATTCTAATGTCCTGAAGGGGACTATTATTACCCGAGGAGATAGTTTGCACTTCTTTTGATAGTCGTTTAGATAAAGCGTCCGTTGCTTCATCTCTAATAGAGAGCAGTGCAGCATCTAAATCTCTCTCTTCAGTAGTAGTTACTAGGCGTGGCATAGCGAGTCCTTTAGGCGAGGCATCTATTTACCACCTGAGAACTTAACAGTCTTAGTTCTTCCAGTTTGAGAAGGTGTAACGTAGACAGCTAGCAGCTTGACTTCGTCAGTTGTTTCAAAGCGCCACGCCATTCCAATTGCTTGCGTGAACTTTGGAACTATTTGCACAGTAGTGTTGCCACCAGCATCTAGAGAGTTACTTTTCACTTCGATGATTCTTTGCTTCTCACCGAACGTCTTATCCTCGAATGCAGCCTTAGCTGAGAGTTTAATCGTAACTGACTTTCTATTAGGGACGTGAATGTAGAATTGCACGTTCTCCCATCCAACCACCTCTTGTCCATCAGTCCCAAGAAGAGCACTCTCAATGTGGATCTCTTCTCTAGTCGTTAGTAGCTCGTCATCAGCAAGAGGGTACTTAGTTCTTAGGAATCCCTCGTTAGTCGACGTGCTGTAAATCAACGTGCCGTTATCTAGGAACTTAAATGCTACGTCCTTTCCAAAAGAGTGCGGAAAGGAGTGCAGTACCATCGCGTCTAGCACGAAGACTTTTTCATCGTTAGCGTAGTACAGCATTTGCTCGTGAGAGTTCCATCCCCCTGTGAAGACTGTGTTCTCAAGGTGCATGGGGATAGCTACGCTAACAGTTCTATCACCTGAGAATGAATAAAGATTCTTGTTAGCCGTGTTGTAGAAGAATGCTTCAGTGGATGCCGTTCCCACTAGGATGGAATTGCTAAGATTAGTTATGTAAACGAACTCACCAATTATGTTCACGGAATCAGCGGGAAGGATGCGCCAAATGCTGTTACCATCGTAAACGTAAGTAGTCCCTTGGAAGCCAAAGACTTCTATCTTTCCTAAGTCAGTTGGGATTGCAGCAGTGGATGCCGTTCCATCGTAGAAGAGATTATTAGCTTCCCACAGTCTCACGAATGCATCCTCTACACTTACTAGAGGGTTGCTATCTATAATCGTCTTCACTGTAGTAGTAATGGGAATGGGTGAGATGAGCACACCTGGAACGTTTGCTGGTAAAGAGAGACCTAAAAGCTTAGCATTCATGGTTAGACTATCATCTAAGAATGTTCCCGCGTACTGAGCAATGCCCGTTCCACCACCGTAACGATTGTTGACCGTAGCCATGTCATTACTGTAGTAGACGTCTATGGGGACTGTAACGCCTTGCACGTTAGAAGGTCTGCTAGCTGATAAAGGGGCAAACGTGTAGAGGGAATTACCGTGCAGCATTTCCGTTCCTTTTGGTTGTAAGATGCACCTAGCGTTGATTTGAGTTTGCCCCGCTAAAAAGCCAATGCTTCTTAGAGAACTGTTTTCGTAGTTAAGGTTGAACCCACAACCTAACCAGTTAGCGTTGATTTCCCGTGTGACGGCTGATTGCACAGTTCTTTCTAACAAGAGACGTCCATTGTAGTCCACGCTACCTAACTGCATAGTAGCTACACCGTTGTTAATCACGATTAAGTTGTTAACGCTAACTGTGTTGATTTTCCAAAGGTTGTGTGAGAGCTTAATGAACCTATCCTTGATGGGAATGCTGTTAGAGAGGATTACCACTGCTGACCGGCCATCTTCTAGTTTGTAGCTAATGTACGTCTTTAGAGTTCCATCTACGTTGATTCTATTAACTGTAGTGGGCCACTCTTGCATCATTGAGGCTACACCCGTTAACGTAGTTCCCAACGCGTGAGAGCCATTTTCTACGTAGGACAACCCAATTTGAGTTCCTTGGTTGACTAGTAAGTGCACGTTGTAGTCGATGTGAACGCGGCAACTAAAGCTACGAATGTCAACGTCAGTGTCACCAGTGAACGTTCCTAAAGCTGAAGAGCCCGCAGCAATAGTGTCCAACGTCCCACCTCTCGTTTGTACCCTAGTGTAAGTTTCATCATTCAGGTAGACTAAATAACCGTTCGTGTTAGTGGAATCGTACTGAACGGCGTAGAATCCAGGTCCCGCGTAAGCAGCATTACAGTGGTTGTTGCTGTTATTCTCAATTAGACCATTGTTAGTAACTACTTGACCATCATTAACGTTAATAGCTACCCAGTAAATCATGCCGTAAGCAGAGGGTAGCTTCTTAGTTGCAATTAAGTCGCCATTTCTGAAGCCAATGTAATCAGCATCTAGCTGGCTAGCAATTCCAGTCACGTCATTGTACGTCCACACATTGTTAGGTGTACCATTAGCAAAACCCCATTTTCCAATTGGTTTCCAATCTCTAGCAACTATGATGCTATTGAAGTCTTGTGCAAAAATCCACGCAGTGAGTTTAGCGTCAGCTATTTCTGTAATGCCACTCTCACTAATGAACAACGCCCTTCTGTCAGCTATCCTAAGAGGGGAAGCAACGGCAAAGATTATGTCTCTATTGGGAATGTGAAGAACGTGCACGATGTCAGTAACGTCTTGCTTCCATAGGATTTCCCCTTCAACAGTAGAGAGCCACACGGACTCTAAATCGTAATGAGGGACTACTACGTTACCTTGGTTGTCGTAGCTAAGAGGCTCATTTGAGTAGTACTGCTTTTCTATTCCAAGAGAGTCCACGTTAGCTATTGGCCTACCATTGAAGTTGACTCTTCCATCTTGGAACTTGAATCGATTCGTGCCATCGTAGACTACATTGTTAGCATCAATGAGGTCCGATCTCCATTGGTTGGTGATGCCACTCTCAACTAGAGGGCAGTTGTTCTCATTAAAGGCGGGCTCACCTTGAACGAGTTCCTTGTGAATGCCACAGTTTAGTTGAGAATTAAGAGGGAATTTCACTACTGTCTCCTGTTATTGAAATAGCGGAACTCTTTAGCCCAGAATTCCAAAGCAGTGGCTACGTAGTTACCCAAGGCGGGACCTTCGTTTAGTAGCGTCTCAAGGGTTCCCACTAGAACTAAGATCAAGTCAGTAAACTTAGCTACTGCGGAATTTCTATCAAAGGTGCTCTCGTCTGCTGGCGGCCAACTGCATCTTGTAGCAGCTTCATTAGGGGAACCAGCTGTACCCGTCATTCCAACAGTCCACTCGGATAACTCATCAGCATCCTTAGAGGCTCTCTCGTAGTAACGTTGTGCTACGTCGTGCATCGTGTCGAATTCATCGCCTCTTACGTTCCAGTGCACGTTCTTAAATTCCCCAGCAGCACACGTGAAGATGTCAGCTGCCATTTGTAACTTGTTCGTCATTGCCCATTCCCTTCGTTCACTTCGTTATTAGTCCAACCAGGATCACCGCTACCAGAGATAACGCTAGCCCTCCTGTAGAAATCTTCCAAATAAGCAGCTCTTTCTCTAGCCGCCTCGAGTAGTGTACGCTGTCGTCCAACAGATTGCTTAAGTTCATTGAGAGTAGCATCTGCCTCCCTAACGAGGTCGACAAGAGCGTTAACTCTTCCAACTGATTCTGACTGCTCGCTCGTAAGCTCGCTACTAATTGCTCCTGCAACGTCATTTCCAGTTCCATTTGGTCCAAGATGTCCATTAAAGAGTCCGTTGAAGTCTCCGTTGGGGTTAGTTGAGAGTCTAATGAAGAATCCAAACAAAATGCAAATGACCCCGTAAGCAATAGTAATGCTAATCTTAAGCAAATTAATTTCCACACAATTTCTCCTTTACTAGTTAGTTGCTACTGCAACCTTGAGTTGCTACTGCCTTAGATGTCCACGCCTCTATCGAATAACCCTTGCACGACTTTAATCTCTTCCCACTTTTCCGCCTTAAAAGCTTCCCACTCTTTGTCTAGTTCAGTGCTGAATGAATTCTTCTTGTAACGGAAATAAGCTATAGCTCTCTCATCAGGTGGCACGTTGATGTCGAGGAAGATGCGACGTTGTACCTCTAAATTCATGATGTGTGTAGCCTCTTTTAGGTTAGCTACATCTATAGCAATTGCTTCTAGCCCTGATGAATTCTTATCAACTGCAGTTGATAGCTTCTCAATGCATTCCTTTAAGTCGTCGTTGTTGTTTTTCAAGATGCTCCCGAAGTTTTCTAGTAGTTTAGGAAGGCCAAAGCGAGCTATGATTCCTAAGATTATGAACGTCCCAATTAGAATGATGCTACCAATGTTAGCCTCTAGGATGGGAACTAGTACACCGTAATCATTCATTTTAGCTTCTCCATTAGTTTTTTGACTACATCTAGCACGTTCTCTTTAAGAAGCACCGCTAGAGAGATTACTACAGTAAAGGATAACCACGCTATTCCTAACCACTGTGGTGTCAACGTAGTAGCACACACAGCTGAGATTACTGATAGCACGCCAACTATCCATTTAGTTGCACTCTTTCTATTAACAAACCAAGAGTGCTTAATGTAATCAGCCGTTCCAATTACACCAACGGCAGCTAAGAAGAGCCACCCAAATAGTTCCATTGGTGAGGTGTGTGTAGCTACAAAGGTACGCGTTAACTCTTGCATCCTTACTCCTTATTGAGCGAGCACTAGCATGAATTGGAAGCTGAACGTAGTTCCAATCGCGACGTTTGGTGCTGCAACTATTTCTAGTCCAGCCGAAGACGTTATCCTAATGGGCATGTCAGCGAAGTTTCCCGTGTTGTTATTGTAGCCTCGGGCCCACTGGTCAACTTGCCCCACGAATCTCTGTAGCAGCGGGTAGCTAGTGGGACTAAGAATAGTAGTGGACTGTCCAGTTGGAACTACGGCGAGTTCAGTAAAAGAGCCCCAGAAGCTAACTATGGAACAGTTAGCGTTAATCACGACCTCGAAGGCGTTCAACGTGCCACTCCAGTTTCCATCTGAGTAAGGGAAGGTACGTACATCAGTAGTTACCGCTGCTTTCTGTAATTCAGTAATTGCTTCAGTAAAGGACCTGTTAGCATCAGTTTGCCACGTGTCAGTAGGGTTAATTGACTCGTTGTTAGGCGTGTACAACTTTACCTGGTACGTTCCCACTTCGACGTTTTGATCAAATGAATCATTAATGGGCCACAATGTTGCGTTAACGTTCGTTGAGTAAGAGGGATTACTATTAGTTACAGTTATTTTAGAGAATGTAGTTACTGGAACTTGAGCAAAAACAATGTTGTTAATTCCCCAATTAGCAAACTTGTTAATTATTGTAGCGCCATCTATAGTAACTGTACACGCATTGTAATCAGTACTAACGTCTACAAATGGATCAACGTTAATAATGAGCCACCCATCAACTGGGACTAAGATTTCCGTTGTGTCGCTAACTGTTCCATTGAACAATGGTAAATAACTCCCACTAAAATCAGGGTACAGAGAGGGCACTTGATCTTCCGTTGTTAGGATTCTGTTTCCATTGATGTTAGATGGTGCACCCACGGGGAAGGTTACGGTTTCATTACGAGAACCATCAGCAGCATCATTGTAGATTGCTAAGCCACTCCCATCAATAGTGAAGCCCGTCATCGTACCATCTGGGTTAGTCACAGCTATGTAACCGTAGTTAGGTGTAATCTCTAACGTAGCAGTAGAGAGACCAGCTTCAGTAGCCGTACCAATGGAATCAGCTTCAGTTTTTTCAGTAGCGCACAGTCCCACGTAAGGTTCATCACCAGTTAAGACTGCTCTCGTTAGGACTGTACCCGTGTCATCAGTTTGCGTGCTATTAAAGCCCGTTATGTTCGTTATAGCTACGTTAACCCAAGCATCTGAGTGGTACGTTGCAGTGTCAGTTGATTGGTAGACTTGGAAGATGGGGATGCCTGAGATGAGGATAAACGTCCCTCTCGATGGCAAGTTAGCGGGGAAGCTAAAATAAGCATCACGTGCTAGAATAGTAGTGAACGTGAACTGGGCTACTATGAAGTTACCCGCGATTGCTTCATCCATCTCGCTTTTAGTTATTAGTTCCTTCTCGTCTTTAGAGGGAATCAAGTGCTCCCTCATGTTTAATCGCGTGCTAATCTTCATAGCGTTACTCCTTGAATTATTCCTTTTGTTAGTGGGTTGCCATTACTATCTAAACCCGCTCTATCGAATGATTGCAGTACCCACGATTGTGTTATAAGTGATAGTGCATCACCTGGTGCAAGTGGTCTCACATAAAAAAGCAGTGCTGGTCCTCCGGCCATGGCTTTCCCAAACCAATAGAGACTGCTTGCTATAAACAAATTGCCAGCTGAAGTTAGTTGTACATCAATTTGGTAAGTGTCAACGTAAATAGTGTTGTTAGGTTTCCCAATGATGTCGTGCCACGCAAAGCAATTACCCGCTCTTAAAAAGAAACGAGCATTTAATGTACCATTGTAAGCATCGTACATGTCGTACACTCCATCCCACGGTGCCATGAAGTACACAGTACGACCATTGCTAAAGTCACCTTTGTTGTAGATTAAACGCCCTCGTGGGTCCACAGAAGTCTCCGTTGGGTACCACGTCCTGTAAAATCTTCCAGCATCATTCTTGAAGTCAATGAAGCCTTCGGGTTGTGGGGCTAGATTGCCAGTCCACCCTGGGAATCTGTCTGTGCTAGGGTGTCCCACGAACCACAGACCATTAGCATTAAGAATAGCGTAGTCGTTAGCTGCTACATTAGGTCCCCAACCTGAGCCATTAACCCAGTGTGAGGCTGCTGCTATTACTGCCATCTAGAATCCCCCTGCTGCAGTGAACGTCCACTTGCCAATGTGTAACTCATTAGTGTGAAGGATGTTAGCCCACAAATCATCTATGTCAGTGTGAATAATAGCTGCGGAATCAATTACAGTCCTTCCCCTTAGGTGTAAGTCAGTGAGGTCCACTTCGTTGTAAGCTGTGTCCTTGTAAACAATAGTTAACCCAGTTGGTCCAAACGTGTAGATGTTGTTGGGGTCATCTGAAGTCATGATTAACGGGTGCTCTAAGTCAACGTAGATGATAAACCAAATGTTCTCAGGTGGTGGGTACACATCAGTGACGTCTAGTTGGTTAGTGAATTTGCCATCTATTATCATTCTAACGTGGCGTAACGCTCCCATTACGTCTAAGATTCCATTAGAAGCTGCTATAGCTAAAGGAACTTCGTTGAAGCTGTTGAGTGTGATTAGCCCTGAGACGCCAGTGTTAACGTTGGTGTAAGCTAGCATTGAGGGTAGGCCAGGTGACCAAATGCGCCACGGGCCTTCTTGTCTACTTGGCAGCCTACTACCTGAGTTAGTGTACATTGGGACGCCTGAAATCTGAGTGAGATCAGCATTAGCGAAGAGCAAGTCAAAGAACCAGTTTTTAGATGCTACAGTTTTGTTAGAGAGGAACCGCAGCTGAGGAACGGATGAATCAGTTTTAGGATAACTGTTCATGGAATCCATCAGAAGGTCTTTGCTCATCCAGTTCCATCTTAGTACGCGTCCGGAAGGACTCAAGTTAGGAATTACGTTCGGTTGAGAAGGGATTAGAACTCCAGCGGGCATCGTCCCAGAATCCCCATTAAAGGCTGCACCCACTATTACGTAGGACGTGTACGTGTTGTTAGCACCAAACAGTAGATTCCGTTTAGAGAGCAACGTTCTATTACTGTTAGACGTGAGGTTAGCAGCAGTACTAGTTCCCAAAAGGTTAGTAGCAGTAGCGAAGTTGTTGCTTCTTACTGACTTAATGATTCCAGCTGGGTAGTTCGAGTTAGTTGAAGACGTCACTCTACCCACTTGAGTCACACCTTGAATGTTTCCTGGGAATGCTCTAGCTGAAGTGCCCACTAGAATCGTGTTGTTGTTAGTAGTAACCCCACTAACGTCCGTGTAACGAATGGGATCCGCGTTGTGATTCTTAGAGAGAACCTCGAAGCCATTACCGAAAACTTGTCCTAAGGTTTCGTTGATAGATGTACCTCTCATTCCAGCAAAGGAAGCTAAGTTAGTACGAGGTTGAGGGAACGTGTTAGTAGCTACTGAATCCCACCGGACTCGTGGTCTGCCATCGAATGTGTAGTACTGTTGATCAGTAGGCATGAACAGCATCACGTTAAAGCTATTCGTGAAGATCATGTCGTTACTAGAGAACAGTCTACCAATTGGCATGTTAACTGCTGGAAGAGACGAATAAGGTGCAGTAGCTGGTAGTCTGCTAGCAGTGTCAGGGAAGTTCCTACCGAAGTCTCTAATTCGTGTTAACGTGTCCAACGTAGCCCCACTGTTTTCATCGTAGCCCGACTGTCTAGCAATTAAAGCGAGGCTATTTCCACTGCCAGTAGTTGCAGTGCTACCGTGAGCTATGAAGTAGCGAGTGTTTCCTTCATCGTAGTTCCACGTTATCCTATTAGCTAGCTTAGCTGAGTAAGGGAACGCAGTGAAGATGGGCATCTTAGTTACGTTGTCCCAAATTATCGTCATAGCTGAGGAATTCGATGCGGAAGTGCTTTTAACGAAATAGCACCCGAATCCCGTCTCACCTGGTGCTCGAATGTCGTCAACTTCGCTTACAGCTATTGAGAATGGAAGAGTGACTGCAGTTCCAGGTTGCCCCAAGGTAACTATTGAAGCGTTCGTTGTAGCGTTAGCTGGTAACAAAAGGTAACGTGTGTCAGGTAGTTGTAGCACGCAGCTCGTTATCGTGCTAACGGGTAGTGAGAACTGCGTGAACGTTAGATTGTTGAACGTCACTATTGGTGTACTAGTTCCCGAGACAATCATGCCGGAAGACTCGTGAGCGGGGTCAACTACAGCCCAATCATCAACGGGGATGTTAGTAACGAAGTCGTCAATTTGGAAGAGTTCCCAAGGATCATTGTCAATGGATAAGACGGCACCCGTTCCATTGACGTTTAGAGGTTGTAGCTGCGGGCCCACTATTGATGTGGAATCCCACTGTGTTACGTCTAACCCTTCTATTTCCCCATTGTGAGATGTGTCATCATCATCCCAGTAGACTGCAGTTACAGTTAGCACAGTTCCATCGGATGCAATAAACGTGTCACCCACTTGGTAGCCTAAACCTAGTACATCAAAAGCAACGTGGTGCGTGTACATCTGAGTCACGTGAAGTGTAGTTGGATTTCCACCAATTTCTATTGTTTGGTTGTCGTACCAGTTATCACCATTTTGGATTACAGTTACGCTGTTGTTGTAGCCCAACGTGTTTTCAACTAAGGTAGCTCTATTGTAGAAAGTGAATCCAGAACCTAAAGCACTAGAAGCGAAGCACCAGTGGTTCATCCCATCTTCAATTACTATTGGCAGTGAGAATGCATTAGTTGGTGGTACGCTCTGACCTAGCATGTCACCCGTTTGGGAATCAAAGATAGTTGCTTTAGCGTAGCCAGCAGTTGAACTAAAATTGTAAGCTACTACGTACTTATCAGTCAAAGGAACGTGTTTAGCAGTTTCCGTGTTAGCGGGGCGAGGTGTTGCGTTACACTTGTAGCGGTACTTTCCGTCTACGTCTAAGAATCGCACGTCAACTTTAATGGAAGCTGGAGGTGTACTCGCGAAGGGGTAGAAATAACAGTTGCCAATGAACGTGCCAGCAATTAGCGCCCCACGGTCACTCATTGTTACAGTTGCGGGAACTGGTACGTACGGTGTAGATGCTTCAATAGCACCACTCGAGTTAACCTCGGCAATTGCATAAGGGTTAATTGACGTGTCATCGGGCACACAAAGGTGAGCTGAAGGGGAACCAGTTCCATAAAGCATCCAGCAGTCCGGGCCGCGTGCTCTAATTCCACTCCAAGCTTGGTCCACACGTCCAAATGCTGCGGGTAGGGCAGTGCCACCAACGTAGTTCGGCTCTCTAGGGTCAGTTACTATAGAAGCGGGGTTAACGTTCCACATCTTCTGCATCTTAATGCTGCCAACGGTTTTGAACTGTCCTAACTCTTCTTCGTTGAGCCCGTAGACTAGCTGTCCAGTAACTTGGTTAGTTACGTTAGACCACAGCCAACGTTTGCCAATTCTAATGAACGCGAAGTGAGGTGTAAGTAGGTAACTAGTGTTAACTGTGTCAAGTTGATTCCAAGAGCTAGAAGCTGAGATAGCGGGAAGTGTGGCTACGTTGTAAGGCTCTGGGTAGATCAGCGTTACTGCATTCTGAGGTGCTGCGTAGTAACCCAGCGAGAGAAGTCGTCTACCCGCGTAAGGTCCACTCGAGATGCTCATCATCGTTGGGTTCAAGTTAACTACGCTACCATTTTGAACGGTAATGTTACCGTTGTTAATAGTCCCCACGGTGAACCACCCCATTTCACCAGATGGCCACACTGCTACGATTCTATCTTGTAAGTTGTTAGTGGGCACGAAGAGAGTAACCCCGTGATTACCGTACTTTTCTCCAGAGAGCATAAACTCAGAGCGAGGACCATCTGTGTAGAAGTTATCGTAGATCCAAGATTCACCAACGTGCCAGCCTCTGTTTTTACCAGGTTGCTGCTCATCGTTGTGCACAGCAGTAGGCGGTGTTTCTGGGAATGCTTCATCTCCCTCCCAAGAGTACGGCATCCTATCAACAAAGCCAAGAGGTCCACTTGAACCATCCAAAGAAGGGGAAGCTGAGTTCAACGTGTTAATCATGCCAGTTTCTAGGCACCAAGAGACGTAGGTAGTGTTAGCGGAATTCTTCCAAAAGAATGTGTGGTTAACTGCTACAGTTGGGTCGTAGAATCCATTGTGGACGTTGCCCTTGTTAGCTATGTCAGTGATTAGCTCAGTAGTGCTATTCTCAAAGAAGTGAGGTAGTCCCGTTCCAAAGGTTACTACTTTGTACTCCATGGTACACGTAGTGAGGTTAGGATTAGGAATGAAGATGTACGCACCTGAGCCAGTAGTAATAGTTCCGTTGAATTGGTTACTAGTTGACCCGTTGATTACGTAGCCCACATCTCTTTGCTCTAAGTCGATGATGTGCTGGATGTTCACGTAGCCGTTAATTGCTCTAATTCCTAAGTCGTCAACCTCACGAACGTTCATGTTCTCTTTCTCGAAGATGATGCCCTTTCCAGCATCAATCGTGTCAAAGCAGTACACGTGGTTGTAGCACTCAACTACAGCGTAAGGGGAAAGGTGGTACGGGCCATTTTCTAGCTCAATTTCCTTTTGTTTGACGCCTTGGTTCTTAATTTCCAACTTTTCTGGTGAGAAGTCGACTCGTTTACCGTTGACTATGAGCTGCCCTTCTGTAGCATTCTCATTAACGAACTCAAGAGTGGGTCCTTCATCTTCCACTATGTTAGCCGTAGTTAGTGAGAGGGAATCCTCTTCAGTTGTTACTAGAGCACCAGCTGGAACGGGGTTGCCATTTAACGTCATTGCTGTGAGCGTAGACTCTAGAGAGACGATGTCTAAGGTCTGAGGTTCCTCGTAGTTGAAGACGATTCTATCAGCATCTCTGTAGTCACCGGGATCCGTTTCAGTGTTGCCTAGAACTATTTCCCGTGTTGCTTGCACACCTTGACCTGAGAGGATGCCGTCAATTTGAACGTTGTTGAACGTGTGTTTAACGTGGCTGTAGACAAAAGGCGCGTCACTAGTGTAGTCCCAAGCTTCATCTACTGATGGGATGTCAACTACGAATCCTTCTGTAGCTACTATGTCAGCGTAAAGAGGTGCTACCGTGTACGTGGCATCTTCGTTGTAGACGTAGAGGGAATCTTTGAAGATTGCGTAAGTGCCACTACCTGAGACGCTCCACCCATTGTGTCGAGTAATCGTCTCGTTTTCGAGAGTAATGACGCCAGCTTCAAGTTTAGTGCCATCGAGTAAGAACGTCCACCCACTGAAGATGGTCACTGAATCTGGAAGCGTTATAGCTAACGTGTCTTCGTCAGCTAGTTGGTGAGATTTAGTTACGTCGTTTAAGACAAAGGCATCAGTTGTAGCCGAAGTTTCAATTACGGCTTCAGTGATGCGTGCGGTAGTTATGTCAGCCCCCACTATAGTTGAAGTCGTAACCTCTTCCTCTTCTATCGTAGCAAAGCCCACGTGTGCCTCATCAGTGTAGATGAGTGGCGTTGAGTAACCAGTGAGCAGAGGTTTGTAGCTTCCTGGTTCAAACGATGGTGTAACGTTTACCTCTGAGTTACCAAAAATCATTACCTCAAGGTGCATGAGAGGGCGAACTGCACCAACGGCAGCTTGAAGGTTTAACCCAATGCCTGGGATGATGCTGTAGTTCGTGAACAGTGGGAACTGAGAGACGAGGAATGAGTACTGATTAGCATTCTTGTTTAAGAGAATGGAAGCAGTTGGTGCTTGACCTGGAAGAGGTGCATTCTCATCTTCATCCCACTGAGCATCAGTGTAGCCCATCAAGAAAAAGGTGCCCAAAGAGTCTTGATTATTCTGATTCCTGAAGTCAAAAATCATCCACTCGCCTTCACTAATTGAGTAACGTCTAGGAAGGTAAGTCGTCTTATCAATGTTGAGGTTATCAGCAGAAAGGTAAGCAAAATGGCCTTCGTTTCCAGTAATGTCATCAACTGTGAGGTGCTTAATGTAGCCCTCTTCAATTGAGAGTGACGTAATGTTGAAGTCTGAGACGCAGAGACCTTTGTAGATTGCTACGTGGCTAACTACATTAGCATCAGTTAACTCTGGGTTATCTTGTGAGCACGGTGTAGCGTCTTCACAGAACTGGAAGATGCCAACAGTTGCATTAAGAAGCTCATCTGGAAGAATGTCAACTGTTACAAGAGAGAGCCACTGTCCACCAACGTCATCCACGTGGATTTCCGCTCTATCGAAGATTAGAACGTCGTTAGAAGTTGAGAAGATGCTAACGCAATCTTGTAGGAAGACGATGTCAGCTGAGAAGGTTACATCCTTACCAACAACCATGAGTTTAACCTTAGAAGGTGGTGCCATAGCGGGTTTAGCTACGATGTGACGACCTTGAGTCCACCCCTCTACATTCACGTCAGTTCCAGAAGGTACATCGTAAACGTCTTCAGTTGTTTGAATGGTCCCCTCTACTGGAAGAGATGGTACAAACGTACGCATTTCCTGGATGCCAGCTACTGCTATGGTGTAGCGAGTTGCATCAGTGAGAGTTACGGTGCGGATTGGCCGAAGGTACGTCGACAGTTGTTTCAGTTTAAGATGTTGCACAGTTGCTTCATCAAAGACTGCACTCGGTGAGAATAAGTCCTTAATGTCAGCGTGGTCAGCTGTTAGTTTCTTTATGTCAGCTTCTTTAGCTTCTAGTCTATCCGTGCGAATGAGTCGATTCATTGCAGCTAGGATAGCTTCAACTTGCTGAAGTCGGAATTCAAATTTAGATGTGCTAGAATCATTTGGATTCAGCGTGTTAGAAATCATTTCGTCTCCTTATCAAAAAAGCCCTCTTGGCCTACACATTATAAGTGCACGGTAAGAGGGCTATTGTGTAGCATTTAGTCAGCTACGCAGTGAATTCCGCCACACCACAGTGTGAAGGATTATAGACTACGAAGTTAGCATAAAGCCGAGCAGTAATCATTGCAGCGTCACCATTGAAGACTGCTATTCCATCTTTTACTGAGATGAGGTCATCAATGTTGATTCTGTGAGCTTCCTCAGCGTAACCATTTCCATCCTCAGAGAGAACGTCAGCTTTACCAGGTTCGTTGTTAGCAATTCCATCTTCAATTACACGAGGTGCATTGTTGATCGTAGCGAGAGCAACGGCCTTAGAATCAAGACAGTAAGCCTTCTCGTAAGGGCAGTAGGGGTCATCAATCATGGCTTCCAAGAAGCTAGTAGAGAACTCAAGGTTCATCTTACCGTAGCCGGAAGTTCCACGTTGAGAGTCAGCGCCACCGTTAGTCTGTTGCTGGTAGACTGCCGTCATTTCACCCATGACTTTAGCATAGCGAGCATCATTCATTACGAGGATGTCGTTCATGCCACCAGCTCGTCTTGTTTTCCTAAAGATGTCTTTAAGAACGTCGAGGTTAGTAGAACCAGCTGGCAAGTCACCCTGATAGGTGTACTGACCATAAAGACGGGAACTTACAGAACGATTCACGCCAAAGAATGGACGAGAGATCCACGAGTTAAAGAGAGCCGTACGCCTTTGACCAAAGTTAGGAATCCAAGCAGCCAGACCAACTGGAAGAGCTGGGTCACTACCATCACGGCAACCATTCAAGCACAAGAAGTCACCAGCTGAATAAGCATCAGATGCCGTAGCAGTGAACGTAATCGTGTTGTTGCTGTCGTCAATTGCAGTTACGGTGTTAACGGATGGCCCAATGGAACCAATCGTACCCGTGGAATCAAAAGGACCAGAAACTACGAACTCTGAACCAACGTCGAGAGCCATTACAGCGGAATCATTGAGAACGATTGTGTTACCAGGACCAGCTGAAATAGTACCCGCCGCGGTAGCCATGTAGAATTCACCGTAGCCCATGCCGTAAAGAGCAGTGGCGAGCGTCTTCCTCATTGCTTCCATAGCTGCAAAGAGCCTGTTACCAGCAATCGTCATGTAAGCACCGCGTTTGTTGCGAGAAGAGTCGAGCTCTTTCGTGTCAACGGTGTACGCGCTAAACAAGTTGTTCATTGGAACTTTGAACTCAGCATTGCGAGCAGTAACTGCCGCTATTCTCTGAGCTACCGTAGCATCCGCTGCTACAGCCCCACCACGACCATAAAGACAAGCAAACCGGTACTCCAGACCAGTGTCAACTTTGTCTATTTGCATCTTTCGAAGCAACGGGGAATTCCTAAAGAGAAGGTTACCAACCCCATCCTTGTAAAAGACTTTCAAGATGCCCACAATTTCCTGGGCGAATGACAATGCCATAAAATCTCCTTAAAATGTTCTATTATGTAAGTGCTAGATTTTCTAAACTACTTTAGTAGTAGTTTTCCAGTTACGTCTTCGTCTAGTAATTCCGCTGCTCCGTAGACGTGATTGATGTAGGTGTCCCTTAGTTCAGCGGGCGCGTCTTTAGCTTTAGTTATCATCATCAAGAAGTCAACTGTGCTCATCTTACGAAGCTTCATTCCTCTTTTGAGACGATTCAAGAAGTGCCTAAAATGTGCTGCCTCACTAGCTCGATTCACTGCTGATTACTATCCTATCCTTATCTCTTTTAAATTCCACGTCGTAATCTGGCATCGACTCACATCTATCGTGGAACTGCTTCTTCTTACCAATTACGTGAGGTAGACAGTAGAGCCTAAAATAAGCGGGTAGGCACTTAATCTCTTTGTCTCTCTTACGTCGGACTGCTTCAATGCAAGCTAGAACGGAATCTCTTAGGACGTCTTCGAAGTCCACTACCTTGTGATAGTTGCTAGCCTTCTTAATGATGTTGCTGCACAAATCTTCTAGCATGGGCCACAGCTTCCATAAGAATGCCTCATCTCCCGTGCTAATGTAGTCTCTGTAGACTCTGTCCCACGCTTCTTTCTCAACTATTGCCATTGTGTTATAACTCCTGGAATCTCCATTGGAAGTGCCCACCAGCATAACGTAACGCGTGCATAGCATTAGGGTGGTACACATCATCATCTATGACTGATAGTAGAGTGTCATCAATTGCATCTCTCTTCCAAACAGTCTTGTCAGCATCTTCCGCGCACGCTCCATCAGTTAGTAGGAACAACCTCGAAGTCCTAAGCCAATCATCTAGCTTTCTGCATTGTCCAATCAAGTCGACTTTCCAAGCACCCTGTGTGGGGATGCCGTGTTTAAGTTGTAGCTCTCTTGAAATCGTCTTCTCATCAGTGTCAGTAACTACTACTACGTCTTCTTTGACGCCAAACTGCTTCTTGAACTCTAGTGCTCTGTTGTAAGCGTCTTTTACCATGTCGATTTGGTTACTAACAGAGAAGTTAGCTCTTTGCTCAGCGGGAAGAGAATCCGATGAGATGCTGTAGAGTTCCCACACCTTCTTAGATAGTAAGTCGCCCCCTAGGATTACACAAACAGTGGGGTCGTTAATCCCCCAGTCAACGCCAACGCTAATGTAGTTGATGTGCTCAGGGGGTGGGTACGTTTCGTTCTTGTGCCACACAATTGCCGAATAGTCGTGTTCCCATAGTCCCATCCACTCTCGTCTAATGGTGTTAGTGTTCTGTGTAGCCTTCTCATCAAAGAGTGCCCAGGAATTCTTCATGAACTCGTTGTCCTTCATCGTGTAACTAATAGATGGCCACGTTGCTAGCATTGCCTCGTAGTACTTAACTTTGGACCTAGGTGGTGTAGACGTTACTACGATTAGATTCTCTGGGAACTTACCCATGCGAGGTTCCACGATGTCTTCTATTAGATAACGAATGTTGCCCTTGTGGAAGAAGGCTTCATCTAGGATTACTAGAGCAAACTCAAAGCCTCGCCACACATCTGAAGATGCTTTATCATTGTGGCCACCCATGTAGAGTTTGCCACCCGACTTGAAGTTAATCGTCCCCTCTGATTTGTTGAGAACGTGCTCAATGTTGCATTCCTCTAGGATGTCCAACAAAGGTGGCAGTAGTTGGTTCTGAGCGTTAGATGCCGTTTTGTTTAGGTAGAGAGCGGGTGCTTTTAGAATGTGACAGTAGTAAGCAATCAACGCTGCTGATAGAGCAGTCTTACCCCAACCTCTTCCTGAATAGTTTAAGAGGCGATGTTGATTACCAATGTCAGGCCAACTCTTCTTTTGAGATGCCGTTAGTCCTTTCTGGATTCTGTAAGCTTCGAAGTCAGAGTCTAATGCATCCTCTTCTGCAGCTGCAGCACTCATGTTAGCTATTAAGTCGGGGTCAATTAGCACCCTTGAAAGGTAACGACCTGAATAACCATCTGGGTTAGCTAGGGCTTCTTCTATGATGGCATCAATGAGAGCCTTGTAACCATTTGAACGGCCAAAGAGTTTACGTTTTAGGTAGCTTAAGAGCTTGTCTTGTTCGTTATTGGGCATGATGGTCCTTCGTAGATTAAGCGTCCGAATGCAACGATTGGTGATGGATAAAGAAGGTCGTGCTCTCTGTAGAATTCCCCTTGTTTAATGCCGCTCACTACTTGAGGATTCTCAATGTTCTTAGCATCTAGCCTATTGCAAAGGCACCTTGGTTCTGGTGCATCTAGTTTCTTGCACAACCCCATTTCAAGTGCCATCACATTTGGAATTCTGAACGACTCAAGAGGGTGCCGACAAAAGATGTCACCTTCGAATTTGATTCCTACCTCATAGACGTCTAGATGCTTCCACATCATCACGGAACCAACTGGTGGGATGTTGAAGAGCGCGAGCCACCTATCAATGGAACCTTTGATGTCTTTTTCATCTAGCTCAAGTTGTTCCGCTACCTCTTCATTGAGGATTCTGCACGTGTCTTTCTTTAAGTTGTACTTGAATGTGCGCTGAAAGATTTCGTTGACTAACGGTGGTTGTAGGTACGGATTCCCTAGTGACCTGTTCAGCTCGTTAGTTATGATGATAGTCTGCCCGCTGGGTGCAAACTGAATCCATTTAGTGTACTCTTTGATCATTCCTTTTCCTTTAGTGGTGCGTCACAATCTCTGTAGGATGGTCGCACATCGTGATAGATTGTTGCCCACTCATCACTAGTTAGTTCGAATTGCTGCAGTAAGTCATTAGCTGCGCACCTGTTACTGTAGGCTTTAAGAAGCCATTTGATGTCTTTTGTTTTTCTGTAGTTCCGCACATTTCTGCAGAATTTGACTAAAAGCGTTGCCATTTTTACCATTACACATTATAAGTGCACTTTTGTGCAAATAAAAAAGGGCCAGTAGCAACCCCTTAGGGCTTCAGAAAGCTACTGACCACATTGACGTACATTCGGATAGGAGGACCAAATGTCTTTAATTAGTAATTAGTTGTTCGATAAGTTCCATAGCTCGTGGGTCCATTACTGGTGGCTTCTTGCTAACAGAAGTTAGATGTAATGAATGCCAATAACGGTGGCACCTAGAATCTAAAGCCCTAAAACGAGATGGATTCAAGTCACAGTAGGATTCCTCATCATCATTAAGGTGCACGTGATGAACGGTGTTAGCCTTTCTACCACAGATGCAGCACGTTGGATGCTCTCTTAAAAACGAAGAACGGAAGTCTCTCCAAGCAACCGTTCTTCTGAATGCAGTCTTCTCTTTACTCGTCATTCCATCATTGCTCTTGGTACAACTTGATGTCAACTATCTTGTTAGCAAACTCTGGGTAAGTGGTGATTACTAACCTTCTTCTATTGGATGCAATGTACTTAAAATTCACTTCGAACTCACCAGTTGGCTTAAGCCAATTCTCGACTAACCAAGCGGGCACTGCTGAGGGTAGAATTGTGTAGTTGATTCTCTTGTTCTTGTAATCGATGGTGTACGTAGTGCTTTGTTCCACTTTGTTATAGAAGTTTTTGGTTTCAGTTGCTGAAGTTACATCAGAGGACTCTAGTCCAATGCGTTTGATTAGCGTGTTGACGTAACCTTTGTCCAAGTCTTTGACCTCTTTTTCTTCCATGGGATTATAAGGGCATGCAACTAATGTAGTTAGCATTAAAGCTGCTAAGACTATTAGAATTTTCTTCATTGTTATTGTCTCCTATTTCTTCTAAGAATTCGTCTACTATGAGATTAACCCACGCTGTTACGGGTAGTTGTAACCTCTCTGTTAGACCCGCTATGAACCACTCATCTGCTTCTCGCATCCTACTATTCTGTGACCTAAAATGTGCTTGAGCTACGTAATAGCCGTGTAGATTCCTGTTGAACGAGATGTAACGAAGACAGCTGTTTACGTCGTTGGACTGCACGATTTTGTGCCTCTCTGGTAGACGATGTACGTTCTCTACTTGTTCAACCATGTCTGCGTAAGGGGGCCACAGTTTACTGTAGAGTGCTATTACTGATTCGTAGTCGTTTAGTGACCTCCTGTGACGTAGTTGTAACGCGTGGAAGACCTCGTAGTTAAAGGGCACCGGTGATTGCGTGTTACGGAAGATGTAGTCCTCAGTTAGGTAAGGTAACGTCTTCATGCTATTTCGTACTCCGTTCTTTCTTCGTACTCTTGTTGCTTAGCATCATTCCACGCGTAAGTTGGTCTGTAATAACCACTAATTCTAGTGTAACAGGCAGCCGTGTCTTTGCACAAATCTGGGTTGTTCATCTGTGCTTTAATCTCGGCAATTTTCTCGTTGATCGTCTCTAGTCTAGTAATGATTCCACCCTCCTAATGCACCTTAAGATGCTGTTGTTTTTCCGCCACGTAATGTAAGATGGATCTTCTGGTTTGAAGCCATTCTGTTCAATTACGAGGTGCACGTCTTCTATTATGCCCACACAAATTGCTACGTGCCCGTACTTATTAGAGGGCGTAGCATCGTAGACTATAATGTCACCCACTTGGGGGATGCTGCATTCAAGTTGTCCATCTTGTGCTGTAATTTCCTTAGCCCCAACTACTGGTGGGCATTGCTTCATTCCCATGTCTTTGCAGTACTGGCGGTACACGTCTACACATTGATTGCCAAAGGCTTTATCGTAATCAATGCCCTTTCCCGCCCACAGTTTAACCCAACTAGCTAGCGTCATTCTCTTCTTCTCCTTCTTCTTCTTCGATGCACGCAGTCCACGCAAAGCCCGCAAAGCCTGCAATGCCCCGTGTAGTGCCCAAATGTGCACGAGCTGGAATGAAGTTTCCTAGCTCATCCCAAGTTCCAAAGACGCCGTAACGTTGTAGTTGTTCGTTCGTCTTAATTTCCTTTTCTACTGTTCCCACGCTTCCTCCTTTAGGATTGCCATTCGGATCCACCTCCACGTTGTTTTAAGTTCCGCGAGATAACGATCACGATCTCTTTGATTGTAGCGGCCTCTTTCAGTGAAGCTGCTTCTCTCTACCTCTTCTAGTTCTCTAGATAACGCGTTCATTAGACTCTTTAGATTCTCGTCTTTCATCGTCTCCTTTCGTCCTCCTAGTAGTTAGTTGTTACTGCAACCTTTGTTGTTACACAAACGTTCTGTACTTAAAATTTAAGTGTTCTTTTAGTCTACCGTCTACAAATTCGTAGAACAGCATCTCTTTAAATGGTTCTTTACGCACGTCATTACCTTTAGTAGCTGACCACACCTCTTCAACCTCAGCTGTACGTAGGTGTACAAAATTCTTCCCCTCGTGTACGTTTTTACATTGACTAACGTAAACGATGTAAGTTGGCAGCGCGTACGTCTTACTCACTGAGTTAGCTAGAAGAATCAACGTCTTCTTTTGAGCTTCATTACGAGGAGCGTTAGTTAGCTTCATCTCAGTAAAGAGCCAGAAATCTCCGTAGCACGTGGGACTGTGCAGCAAGTCAATGTCAGTCATCCAAGGGGAACCCTCCCCTTGGAGAATTGTGTAAGAGCTAGCTAAGTGGCCAAAATTAGGACTATTTACCATTTAGAATTTCCTTTACACTGTTCTTTAAGTCCACGTTTGGTGCTTCTAAAAACTTGTTATCAAAGAAGTCAGCAAAACAACAGTGAGAGCCCTTAACTGCTTCCCACAGTTTGCTTAAGTCTTCGTTTGGATTTCTTAAAGCTTCAACCCACGCTAAAGAGGGAATTGGTGTGTTCAAAGAAGCCCACTTAGCTACGTTGTTTTCAGCCCTAATGTAAGAGTTGTAAGCTTCATCAATGTAGTCCGGTGAAACGGGAAGAGCCATCGTTGTAGTGCGAGCATCTCCCTTTTTGTTGCCACGACAGTTACGTGGGTGCCACCTTCTATCTGCTAGAGAGTCCCACTCTTTCTTGTTGTAGCACCTTTCTACCCACCACCTGTCTCTACCACGTTGGATTCTTACACCGTGAGAGGTAGAAGGAAGAGACGTGTTGAAGATGAGTCCCGTAAAACTTTCTGTAGTACGGTAGAATGGAATCAGTGCGGCTTCTTGAGGGTAGCACGAGGGCAACGTTACTGTTGGTCTGTTATCCCTTTCGTAGATGAAGACGCCAATGGGAATTTGCACATTGAAATCCCTTTGGAAGCTAGCGTCGAAATAGTAGTCTTTCAGTAGAGCGTGATTTCTCTTCTTGTTAAAGGGTGCGACTAGAATTACCTTGGGGGCGATTCTTAGTGCTGCTTCCAAGAAATCGTTAACTAACGTTCCTTCGAATGGCGGGTTAGTAATCACACACTCAGCAGTGCCCCATTTAGAAGGTGCGTTACCAAAGGGTACCACTTGAGCTAGCGCGTTACCGTACTTGATGGGGTAGTGACGTTCAGTAAAGACGGTGTTCATCTCCACACCAAAGAGAACGTTGCTACAGTACTGACCTAAGTCTTGGTAACCGCATCCTAAGTCAATAGTTCTAAGTGTTCCCGCTTCTTTTGCAACGAGCCTAGCTATTTCAGCTGGTGTGCGCCAGAAACTGTTTACGTGTTCTTTGTTCTTCAATCCTTTCTCCTATTAATGTTAGTTAGTTGATGTCATCAAATCTTTCTATTACGCTATTTTTATCCTTAATTACTTTGTAATGTGGTCCTTTTGGTAGTCTTTCCCACTCGTAACCTAGGTGGTCAACAAAATGATAATCTGGTTTAGCATCTTTAAATTCGTAGGTGCAACCTTGTTCCACTAACCAATCTAAATAAACTTTGTTATTTCTTCCAGATGTAAAATAATAACCTTTTTCATCTTTTTCTAACTCTTTGTTGTAAGGTGGATGCGGGTCAGTTTTAGCATTAGGTGTGATTCTAGCAGTTGGACGTAAAATCTTAATTTTTGCTAGAACCACGCTCATTGGTTCAGTACTAATTTCTTTTTCCATTTCTTTCTCCTGTTATCCCTTTATAGTTAGTTAGTAGTAAAAGATGTTGTCCAATTGTGGGAAGAAACTGTCCTTGTAGAGAGCCTTGTAGTAATGAACGCGCTCTGTAGATGTCATTAGTTCTTCCATCTCCGTAGTGGGTTCTGTCTCTTTGTTACAATCGTTTACAAGGGGAAGGGACTTGTCCCTTAGCCCGTTAATAGACTTACAGGTCTGTTTTAAAGAAGAAGCAAGCTTCTCCTTCTTAATTTCTTTTTTTAAATTTACACTCTCACTATTACACGGGTTAAGGGACAAGCCCTCAACCTTAAAAAGATTACAGTAAACAGCAAAAGACGTCTTTCCTTTTTTGTGGTAAGTTACAATAGTCTCACCTCTTAAAATGGCCCGCTTAAACGTCTTGTAGCTTTTACCATAAGCTTTGTCTTGATTGACGAGATTATAAGAAGACTTAATGCTCTTTAGTTCTTGGTTCATTCCATTTGGACAGTCCCATTTAACCCAACAAGAATAGATGCTAGTTCTATCAGCTGATGCACGTTTACTTTGTGCAGCACTATTTTGATTACTCTTGGACCTACCAGCTACAGCTGCGTTTACTACTAAGTTAACGCTTAAAAACGTAGCAAATCCTACATCAGTCTTCTCTTCACCTTTAACGTAAGGACCTTCTCTAGTTTCACCCAAGTCCTTCCATTGTGCCGGCGAGAACCTGTGTTCCCAACGTAACAGCCACAAGTGGCCATCATCTTTTGGTGTTAGAATGTAGTGACTATCTTCGAAGTCTTTGTTGAACTTTTTGTTTAAGATTAGACCAGTAATGTTAGTCGTGCAGTAAATGCAGTACGTACCTTTGAACTTAGAGCTCTTACCGTAAGCGTGCACACCGTGAGTCCACGTGTGTGGTTTAGAGAACTCTACATCAAAGAGTTGCGTCAGCGTAAAATAATTGTTGTTTAGAATGCTTTGAATGTTTGCTAGATTTTCAAACGATTGTTGGATTTTCATTATTATCTCCTTCAGTTAAAAGGACTGTGGTAGGTTAACTGCTCCTACCACAGCCAAGGTGGGCTTTCGGGTGGGCACCCTACAGCCTACACATTATAAGTGCTACGGCCTGAAGCACCTTTTACTTAGTTAGTTGTAGTTCTTTTTAAGACTTCGTGCTGTTACTGCCCCTGAGCTGTTAATCTCAACTCGAGGTTGTGGTAGTAACCTCAACTTATAGCAGATTAACTAACTAACTATCAAGGAGCACAAAGATGAAGAACGAGATGCTATTTGCTACTCTCTTTAACTTAGAGATGGTGAAGCAGCAGTTTAAGATGGATCCCGCTGAAGCAGCTAAGAACGCGTTAGCTACCCTGAAGACAATCGAAGACGTGATTGCTAACGACTTGAACGAACGCGAAGAGGAAATCGCCTCTCGGCACCTGAGGGGGTAACTATCGGGAGCAGCCCTAAAAACGAACTTTAGGGCTGTTAATCTACTAACTACAAGGGGAATCAGAAACCCCCACAATAGGAGAACAAGAATGAACAGGTTAATCAAGACGATCGTAATTGCAGTAGTAGCAGCAGCTCTACTCACGGCTATCACAGTTACAGCTCACGCTGAGGTAGTAACTGAGTTCTATAGTGGTACTCAAATGACTTACTACAATGATGACTTAGTGACTACTCAAGTCCAACTTGGTACAGTGTACACCAGAATAGTTAACTTTATTACTGAGCAGTTCGGTCAAGAATTCAATGAACAGTCATTTAGGGATAATGATGCAGATAACCTTGGTAATCCATTTCTTTACTTGTCAATCGACAAGGGAGAACGCAGTGGTAAGACTACTTACTATCTTGCTGTGAATCTTTTTTATGGTGATGGAACTGGTGTCTATAGTACAACTGAGATTCCAATGGAAGCCGTTGCTGGTGCTATTACTGTAATCAAAATGATAGAGAACAACGAGCTAAACTGATGGTTACACGTTCACTACACGTTGCTAACTTCTTCTGTTGCTATCACGTAATCAACAATGTAGTAGTGAACGTCCAAGTTACTGGAGCAGGCCACGGTTGCACTAGAGAGTTACTACGCTACTTCGTTAGCGAGAACTACGATGCTGTGTGCTTCCACAATGCTACTAATCGACCTAACGCGTACGTGATCTTGTGTAAAAGAATTGGGGCAGTAACCAAGTTTGATGGTAACCGCCCCTATTACTTTGTGGACTTACACTCACCTAAGGTTCACAGTTTTATCAACTACCCCACGGCTTAAGAGCTGCTGCGGTGTTTCTAACGGCTGAAGCAGCTGTGTTAGCTATTTCAGCACCTTCTTTAACCCTTTCAAGAGTCAAACTCCCGCCATTTCTAGCTGTAGCGTAGTAGTTAGCTAGCTGCTCTCTCGCTTTTGGATCAGCACCAATGGCTGAATAAGCATTCAAGAGGTCAACTTGTTCCTCTACTGACAAGTCCTTAGTTAAACGCGCCATCTCTTTGTTGAACTCATTACCTAACCCTAGCATAGCTATAGCGTTAGCATTACCCAAAGACAGCATCTCTTTAGCGTGAGCCTGGTCACCCTTCTGCATAGCAGCTTGGAACTCTCTATTTAAGAACCCTTGGTTATCGTTAAACAATCGTTGTTTCTCGCTCTCAGTAGAAGCGTGTTCAAACCCAGCTTCCATGTTAGCTCGTGCTGCATCTCTATCCTTTTGGCTTTCCAATGATGTGAAGGCTTGTTGAAGAGAGAGGATTTCCACGTTCTGTTTGTGTGCGGAATCACTGCCCAACTGTGCTGCTTGATAGTTAGCCATTCTTTCATCACGTTTATCTCTAGCCGACTGTCCAGGATTCTGTCCTTGCATCCCCATTCCCGCTCGTAACAGTGCATCACCAATGTTGCCAATCCTTCTACCAGCAGTTTGTTTACCGTGGACTTTCTCGTACTCAGCTAGTTGCTCATCGTTTAGTCCTTCTATCTCAGAACCCGTTAACTCAGCTAGGAACTTCATGAACGCGCTCTTTTGTTTAGAGTCCATCTTCTTACCAGTAATCTCTTCAGCAGCAGCAATTGCATCATCTTGATTATTAGCTGCACCCGTGGGATTCTTAACTGACTCTTCGTGAGCTGCTTCAGCATCAGCAACTAGTTGAGCAATCTGAGGGTTACTCATGTCGGGTGGTCCGTAACCATTGGGGATTTCAGCCCCCTGTGGAATCATTTGCACGTCACCGGATGCATTAACTACAGCCATCATGCCTTGTGCACCTTCTAGCACAGCTGAGCTAGTTCCAGCACCAGTCCCTTCTGTAGGTAGATCAGGTGATTCAGGTGCTACTTCAGCCTGTGGTTGCTGCACGGGCTCTTCTACTAGTGCTACTTCAGGTGCCACCTCTTCCTTTTTAGGTTCACCTTTAGGTTCACCTTTAGGTTCACCTTTAGGCTCTTCTTTCTTAGGCGCCTTTCTATTGATGACTGCTTGAATAGCACTAGTGTCCTCACCATTAGCACGCATCTTATCACGAGCTACAGCTAGTTCATCGAAGCTCATGTTCTCATTCCACACTACCTTACGTCTAACGGGTGCTGGCGATGGAGCAGAAGCTGGTTGAGAAGGTGCCGCCTGTTGTTGCTGTCGTTGTCGTGCTAACAATGCGCGTTGTTCTTCTTCTTCACTCATTTGTTTAGGTAGAGCACTTTGAATAGCAGCAGCTTGTTCCGCGGTCATTCCACCAATGTTGCTCAAATCAAATCCTGGCATTATTTCATTACCTCCATTATTAAGTTACCCGTTATCATTGAGACGCCCCTGGTGACTGGTGCAAGAGAGGGGTAACGTCTTTGCAACTGCATCAAAATCCTTCTATCACCGTGGTTCTGTACGTTCAACCGTGCAATCTGAGATGGTGTAATTGGGTAGCTAACTCCATCTTTGTAGTAGTTGTAAACCATTGCTAGCCACCTTGATTGAAAGCAGCAAACGACTTTCTAACTGGTGCAGATGGTGCTATTTGAGCTGCAGTAGCCATTTGAGGAGTCGTCTTCATGCTTGATCCAGTTTGCGCCATAGCTGCACCCGCTTTACTAACCTCAGCTGCGGCATCAGCCACATCAGAACTAGCATCAGCACCCATTCCAAGCTTCATAGCTAACGATTGCGTTAACGCCTTATTATCACTGGGCATCTTTATCTCCTTCCATTAGGGACTTCTTAGTGAGGTCAGCTACAATGCCAATCAAAGGTAGCACAGCGGCTTCAGTGTCTACGATTTTGCCTTCAGGTGTGTCGTGAACGGTTGCCTCAAAAGCGGGAACTGCTTCTAACTCTTGAGCCATTGGTCCACTGTGTTCAGTTGAGTCACCTTTGTAGTTCCACGTCCCATTGTTAACGTTATCAGCAAAGGCCTGCAGTTCCGGCCACATCTCTCTAGTAGAAGGCGTGCTTCTCTCGTAAGCTGTAATAGCTCTCTTTAAGTTCATTTTCACTGTGTAGCTCCTTTCGTTACTCTATCGTAAAGGCGGGAAATCTCACTCATCTCTTTGTTTTCCTTTAGATTCTCATCAGAGAATAGACCCGTAACGAGTCCACCAATTCCCGCTAAACCTTGACCAATAACGCCCATGCCACCAGCCGCCTTTTCTGCACCACTACGTTGAGAGTTAGCTGCGTTCAGTTGTCCCGCAGCAGCACCACTCATGAGGTTAGAGGAGTTATTCAGCATAGCTTGTCTTTGGCCAGCTAGACTCTCAGCACTTTGTGCATAACGATTAGCACCAGCTTCCATCCCTCTCATGTAATTCTGAGAGGCGGAACCACCAGCCATTTGAGCACCTTGTAGTGCTGCTAATCCTCTTCCCCCTCCGGCCATTCTAGATGCCGCAGCAGCTTGTTGTCCTGCAGCTTGACCAGCAGCTTGAGATGATTGAGCACCTTGCTGTCGTCCTGCTTCCTGTTGTTTAGCCATGAAGCCCGCTGCTGAACCACCGAAATCGTTAGTCAACGCGTCTTGCATAGCAGCTCTATCTTGGTCGTAAGCACCAATGCCTCTGTCAACTACTTTGTCGGCAGTTCCAGTAGCTTTGTTAGTCTCACCTTGTTTCTTATCATTACCAAATAATCCGCCCATTCTAGATTCTCCTCATCCTTCTTGGTTTGTAACTATCCCTGCCTAAACTTCTGTTTAAGCTAACTAGGTACTCATCTCTAGCTAGAATCAACTTAGCCACATCCCCACCTCGTGCTATGCTTAAGTCAACTGCTAACAGTGCCTCTAGGTAACCGTAGTAAACGCTGGAAGGGAAATCCAACCTCGTGTCAGGTGTGAATGATGCTCGCACTGTTTTAGATGTCAAGTTGTCCTTAAAGATGATGCCATTACCAGTGGAATCATCCGTCGACAAAGATAGCACAGTTCCAAATGTCATCTTACCTCTTCTCTCGTTTAAGTTCCACACGAAGCTAGCTGTAGTTGAGTTAGCCCCAATGATGTTACCCTTCTCAGTGTGACAAAAGAGATAAGGGTCGCTAATCATTACATCGTGCAAATCATCGTCAACGAGAGGAACTGCGGAACCACTCACGTCGTCCTTGAAGAACCACTTCCCATCATCTAAGAAGGCGAGACCATCTAGGAAGCTAGTTACTCTCTCGAACTCTCGTTCTTCATTATCGTTTAACGTGATGGAACCTTTCTTAGTAGTGAGACAAAGACCAAACGTCCCGCCATCCGAGATAGCAGTGTGTGAGGGAACGTCTTCAATTTGTAGTTCCTCGCCTTCTGAATCGAATCCAACTAGCTTCTCACCATCACTCATCCACAGAATTCCGCCATTTGAAGCTCGCAATGGCAGCATCTCATCATTACGAATGGAAAACCCATTAGCTATGCTGTGGTAACCTTCGTCATCGATGTAAGCATCATTAATGGCATCATAGCTGGGTAGCCCCCTAACTGTAATCTCATTACTGTAGGGGAAGGTTAGCGTAGTGGGGATTGAGATGTACTTCACGTCGTGCGTTCTGTGGTCACTAAAGAAGATGCGGTTGTTGATGAGTCTGTAACCATCGTGCCACCCCACTAAAGGTGAACGAGATAGGAAATCAGCATCAAACAACCTGTAGAAATCGTGAGGAAGGAAATCCCCGTCAGCGAGTCGCGTCTCTTTGATAAAGAGTCCCATGTCAGAATGTACCATTAAGTCATAAAGGTTACCCCACGCGTTGTTCAGGTAGTAATGAATGTCAGCCCACGAATAAAGCTCACTCTCATTAATCTGTGTACGCAGTAGAGCTTGTCTAACTATTTCCGATGCTAGCTTGACCATCTGCACTCCTTTCCCAACCAACTTGTGGCTCACTCTTGTCAACCATTGCGTTAGGCTCAACTGCTTCTTGAGCTGCTGCCTCTGGTGTCGCTGGTGCTGCTTCTGGATAGTTTTCAGCTACAATCGTAGCACTTTCCACATCGTAAAGCTGAAGAGCACCAGCAATTCTTTCATCTACGAGAGGAATCAACTCACTGTTTTCTAACGCAGCACGAATCTGAGTTAAGAACGCTAGCTCACCTTTAACGAGAGCTGCCTTAGCTACAGTTTCAGCTTTCTCTTGTTCAGCAGCAACTTCATCTGGGTTAGGAATTATTCCTTGCTCAATTAGAAGACTAAAGAGCTGCTCATTAAAAATGGATAGCTTCTGGATAAACTCTTCTTGACCTTCGCCAATTGCTATGAGACGGTTTAATTCCGTGTCAACTTCTCGTTTAAGCAGCTCGTAATTAACGTAAGGTGGAATAGTCATGTCACCTTTTTCTAAGACGTTCTGGATTACTGCATCTACTGCATCCATTCTAGCTGTAAGAAGAGAGTTAGCAATCTCTAAGTCAGGTTGTTCCATGAGGACTTTAGCTCTCTCAGAATCAATTATGCCACTTTGAATCATCGCCATTATTTGCTTCAGCTTCTCAGCGGGGTCTTTAGATAAAAACGTTGCAGCGGAGTACTGAATCTCAACGAGGTCACTTTGTTCAACTACTTCCTTCCAAGAGATTTTAGAGCGACGTGCTTTATCTGGTAGAAGGTCTGAATCCGGTGGGAAGATGTGAATGAGCATCTTACAAAGAGAGGTGTACGCTTGAATCACAGTAGAAATCTGCGTTTGGAACCTATCGCTTTCAATGTTTTCCATCGACTGAAGGGCTACACCGGAACTTAAGTTAGCTGGCGCCCGTGATTGAGCTGACAGTTGGCTAATGCCCGCTAAAGAATAAGCCTTCTCAATAAAGAACTCTAACGTTGCAACCCAAGATGGATCAACGGGTGGGTTGTACTGCGCGTAAATTGGTGGGGTAGTTTGGTTGGGAAGAGCGGTGTACTCAAAGATGTTCCCAACTCTGTTAGTTAGCGCACCATCACCAGCTATGCTTCCTTTAGGGGTAAAATAAGTGAGAGCTTGAGAATAATCACAGGACTCTTCTATTACCTTGCACAGACTGTTAATTCGTAACTGAGTTGGGAATAGCACGTCAGTGAGAGACGTGTTCCTATCACCAACTGCGGGCTCACTGTAGTAGATGTAAACTAAGGGAATCTGAGTTCCTTCGTACTTATCAGTTCGCACTTCAACGCCGTCTAGCAACAGAGTTACTTGGTGAGCTGCTACATCGTAAAAGATTTCCAGAAGACAGTCTAATCGGATGCCACGTGGCTCCTCTATTCCGTAAACCTTTAGATGGGTAACTGGGAATTGCGTGAACTTAAGAAGGCACTTAGTTGGTAGACCGTACTCAAATTCACTCTCAAAGATTGCCACTTGGTCGGGACTAACTGCATCCACACCGTAGGTAAAATTGTTAGCCCACAGAATTCCACGGTCAAAGATGCACGCGTCTCTAAAGGCGTCTATTATCTTCTTTGGAATGTCTTGTTTCTCAAAATAGTCGTCAAAGAAGAGCTGTAACTGTTTAACCGTCTTTCTAGTGTCGTAATCCCCTAGAACGGGGTTAAAATAGGGACGAACTTTAGTAGAAGCTACTTTACTCACTAACGTGTCAACTACTGATTTAATCACGTTGAAGCGAGTTAGCATTGCTTGCAGTGATTCATCGTCTAGGTAGTCAATCTGAGCTGTGTTCAAGAAGCCCAGAGGCATTCCCACATTAAACTTACGCACTGAGATGCCCATCGTGCCCTCATAGGCTCGCCAGTTTCTGTTGTACTTAGCTACAGTCCTATCAGCATTCCTTCTTAGAGCTGTAATGTAAGCACTTCTAAGAGCGTGTTGGTCAGCTGCAGCGCGCGTTTTAGTTGCCATTAACTACTCCCACATTCTCCTGCCACCTGAGCCGGAAGCCATAAACGATTCCGCTTCATCTTCTAGTTCCTTGAGCTCATCAGCATCATCAGAAATGTCTTCAGCAGCTTGTTCAGGTGGAATCAACCCATCCTCTGCATCATCTTTCTTATCCTCAGCTGATTCAACTACTTCTTGAACTTCTTCTGGGTCAGCCCCAGCTTCTACAGCATCTTGAGCAGCTTCTTTTAGTTCTGCTAGAGCAGCATCCACTAGGCTAATAGAAGCTCTAACAGTTGCAACTTCAGCTTCTTCATTACCACGAATAGCACCGTTGTCTTTAACTTTGTCCCAAACAGCATCAAGAAGGCCACTCTCATTGCCCTTGGCTATCCTCATGTAAGCATCGTGCTCTGGTTTCACGAGGCCACTACAGCGTTCCGTGAAATCTTCCTTAGAGAAGGTGTCGTACTCATCCTTAAGGGAACTCATCAGACGGTCCACTTTCTCATCCGTTGCTTCTAAGCGTTCGACTATCTTATTTAGAAGCCCCACTAATTCTTCGTTCATTGTTTACTCCTTACTCCAAGTCTATCTTATTCCAAATCAATCGACCACGCATCTTTTGGAACGGGCCTCTTAATCTCTTTCTTCGTTATCGTTACCAAGGAACCATCCTGTGTAGTGATGTGCACCTCTACACCAGACGCTCCCACTTCGTTAATCAGCAGCTGCAAGAAATCATAGTCAAATGGTCTCTTTACTAAACGCTTCATCTTAGCCTCTTGCACTCTCTCATCAACGTACAACTTTATGTAATCTCTTATCCTCATAGATTATAAGTGCAACTCCTATTGGACTTTAGTGCTTTACAGCATCCTATTACTACTCATCCACACGGGACTATTAATGGGCACGAGCTCTGCATTAATCTCAGTTAGCCACCTATTATTCCTCTTGAAGACGAACAAAGGGTTAGGCGACTCATTGCTGATTGCTGCAAACTTCTTATTCTCTGGTAGCAAGTTACTATTTCTAATTCCGTACCACCAGTCGAAGCTAATGTAGAACGTGATGCTTCTGTTGTTATCAAAATAGTCGAACAAGAAGATGTTGTTGTACAGAACGATGTAGTTTGGAATTACAATGTCACCGCCATCATCTGGAAGAGCCTCTTCTATAGCTGTAGTAGTTAGGCTCTTTAGATTATTACCCAAAAGCTCTAATTCATCTCGCAGCATTTGAATCTTAACTCTGTAATCGTGAAGCTTTTCCTCATTCATTTCCCGCCACCTGTGTTATTGATTGAGTGTAAATTTCCATGGGTACACGGTACACGTTACTATCAATTTGGTCATTGATTGCTAATCCCTCTGGTTTAATCTTAACTAGCGCAACTACTTCAAACTTTCCGTTATAGAAGACGCTAGATGTTAGTAGGACGTTATCTTCGAATGGCCAGTTCTTTAAGTTAAGAAACTCTAGGAGTTGTGGCCATGAACTAATGAGTCCCACATTGCTTAAGCTTAAAAACGTTAGCACTAGTTCATTAAATGAATAATAACCCACGCCGTTCAATCCCATAATAACTCGAATTACGTACTTCCAAAGAGTGAACTTAATTGGCTTCTTAGGTGGGGTCTCCGGTCTCAGACGCTTAATGACTTCAGCGGAATTAACGGAAATCTTCGCTAGCTCATTTTCGTGAATGTCGAGAAGAACTGTGTTAATGTCGTCAACTGTTACTGCTTCAATGTTCATCGTGTTCCTCTCTAGATTCCTATTTCATTATAAGATGTTAGTACCATTTCATTCCAATTGATCCACCCAGTTTCAGTAAAAGGGTCATTTAATAAATGGTTCCATGATGTAGTGCCCGCTATTCTATTAGCAGTAAATGAGAACGTGGGAACTCCGTAAAAAGGAACCTTTTGTGACAAATCATAGGTAATGAATCCAACTCCTAACCACGGTTCTGAATCAAATGGTGGTGCGTGCATCCCCTCCCCATTAAAAATGTTAATTACTAAATAAAGCGTTGTAGGATTACAAATAATGCTAGCGCTTTCTGGCTTAAAGAAATCATTATAACTTGTAAGATTATTAGTGTTATAATTAACTGGACGAATTGAAATTGGCCCTTTGTAATTCATTACATCTGTGCCGTTACCATCATAATAAATAATTCCACTCCAAATCTTTTGATCCATTTCATCTACGAACTCACACGCGAATGTTCCAAGGTTGTAGCCACCTTCATGCGTTGGTAGTTGCACTCTATTTTTTCCTAGATGTCTAGCGTCTGGTGCGTAGAATTTAGTTATGTAAAACGTCTCAGGAAATCCCACTGATCGCCCCGGCTGAGTTGGGAATTCAATGAACTGTTCCCAATAAAAGATAATCGGGGGGATAATCAAAACAACCATGTTGCTTCCTAACGCAACCATCTTGTTATGTTCCTCATCGTAAATGAGTCCCGTCCAGTAATTCATAGTGGCTAA